TATTATTTTGAAAAAATAGCACAAAGGTTGCGTAATGTGCGGGTGTGTTGTGGAGATTGGTCAAGAGTTTTGGGCGAAGTACCGACCATATCCCATGGTGTAACTGGAGTTTTCTTCGATCCTCCTTATGCTGTTGATAGAAAAATGGAATATTCAAGTGACGATCTCACCATATCAGATAAAGTGAGAGAATGGTGTTTGACAAACGGAGATAATCCATTATTTCGTATAGCCTTATGTGGTTATGATGATGAACACGACATGCCTGATAACTGGTATGTAATGAAATGGGAAACAAGTGGTGGTTATGGAGCGAAATCCCAAACACAAGCCAAAGAAAATGGGAAAAAAGAAAGAATTTGGTTCAGTCCATATTGTTTAGTGAAACAAAAAAAAGGCTTTATAAGATAAGGAAAGAGAATGACACAAACAATCAAAAGAATAAATCTGATAAACATCTTGGAAAGCGTGGGCGCAGGACTCGCAAACAAAGAACTGATTGAGCAGAGCAAATCATTTGTCTTTAGTGATGGTAAAGTATTCACATACAATGATGAAATTGCAGCATCAACAACAATCGATCTTGAATTAGATGGAGCAGTAGAAGCCGAAGCTCTGTTAAAACTATTGAACAAAACCAAAGACGATGAGATCAAAATCTGGACTACCGATGACGAACTGAGAATCAAGGGAAAGAAGTTCGACACCGGAATAAAACTCGATTCAGAAATCAAGCTTCCGATTGATGAGATTGAAATTCCAGAAGAGTTCACGAACGTTCCAAAAGAATTCAGTCAGCTTGTCCGTCTTGCTTGTTTGACCGCGAGTAAAAATCTGAGTGATGATCTTCTCACATGCGTTCACTTCACGAACAACTATATCGAATCCTGTGATAATGATCGTATCACACGTTGTAATCTTGGAAAAGAATTTGAAAACGAGGACTTGGATGTTCTTATCTCTGCAAAGAACTTGGAGAGCATTGTCAAAGAAAGAATTATTGGATTCATGACTGATGATTCATGGGCACATTTTAAAACCGATGAAGACGTAATACTTTCCAGTCGCTTGTACAATGAAGAGTATGTTGATCTCGATGATTTTGTTCCAAATAAAAAGGGAGACAAAGTAGAGCTTCCGGAACAGATTTCTACCGTACTTGATCGTGTCGATGTCTTTAGTAAAGATGAGGTTTCGAACGAAAAAAATGTCCACGTCAATCTAAAGGAAAAGAAACTCGTACTCTCAGCACAAAACGATTCTGGCTGGATTAAAGAACGGGAGAAAACAAAATACAAAGGACCAAGCATAGAATTTACAATCAACTCCGATTTCCTACGTGATATCCTCTCCATGTCAAATGAAGTCCAAATAATTGATGACATCTTGATGTTTGAAGATGACAGCTCAGTACATCTCATAAAGCTCGACAACGATTCAGAAAACGACGACGATTAAAAAACTCTGTCTCTTTTTCACGACTAAAAACTATATTAATTAATAGAACAAACAACTCTTAACAGAGAGCATGAGATTTTTATGTCCAAAAAATCTACGCAATACAGAGTAAGCACAATTCCACGTTTGATAGAAGAGACAGGTAGGATTTATATTGGTTGTGAAAAGTTTGGACAGCGTTTTGAGGTCTCTGTTTGTGATAGTCGTAGATGCAAGCAGAGAAAGAAATGCAGACAATATCAAGAAGCAGTCCGAATGCGAGAGGATTTGGAGAATGAAAAACCAAAGCGAAGAAGAAAGAAAAAAACTGAGGAGTTTGTATCAAAGCCTGCTCGACGCAGAAGAAAGTCTACGGAAAGCGTCACGAACAGCACACAACACAGAAGGAGAACTAAGAAGGTTCATAGCACAAATAACGAAAATAGAAAACGACGACGAAGAAAATGATTAGGAGATAATATGATAAGCGAATGCGCAAGAATAGGATGCAAAAATAAGTTCCAGCACCCGAGAGTTGTTGTCAAAAATTACTGCTCAAAGTATTGTAGATTCGTTGCAACAGGAAGCAGAAACAGAAAGAAAAGAAAGAAACTGGATCGTTTAATACCGACATATGATTCTGCTTGTAGAATTAGTGATAGTTTAAAAACACAGCTTGAGAAGGAGAACAAATGAAACGTCAATATTTTATTGTCAAGACAGAACTTCCAGATGATTTCCCCGTAGCACAAGCTCAAGAGAATATTAAAAACACACTCGCTGATCATGCAGACAAAGACTTTGATGTAAACGTGGTCAAACCAATCTCTGATAGAACCATGAAAAAAGTTTTTAATATCCAAACTTGAGGTTCACCTTCTATGACCAAAGGTTTTTTCAAATCATCACAAGTACGATCCAAAAAAATTAGCAAAACAAACAATTCAATTGCTCACTGTGGTTCTTGCAAATTGTATAAACAATGCAAGAGTCCTAAGATGCAGCCTACAGGACGTGGAGAGATTAAGATACTCCATGTGGCTGAGGCTCCGGGAAAGAACGAGGATTTGAAGAATGAGCAATTGATTGGGCAAGCAGGACAGTTCTATTCCAAAATACTCAGAAAATTAGGAATAGAACTGAATGCTTGTTTGAAAACAAACGCTATTAATTGCAGACCATCAAAGAACAGAAAACCCAAAACAAAAGAAATTGATGCGTGCCATCCAAATCTACTTAAGACAATAAAAGAATTTCAACCTCATGTAATAATCGCACTTGGAGATTGTGCTGTAGAATCTTTGATCAAGCCAAGATTTCAGGAAAAAGTAGGGGGCATCACAAAATGGAGAGGCACAGTTATTCCAGATAGAGAATATAATGCTTGGATTTGCCCCACATTTCATCCAAGTTATGTTATGCGTGATTCATCACCAGAAGTTGTTGAAAGACTTTTCAAAGATGATCTCAAACACGCAATCAAAATGCTTGATGTTCCGCTTCCTTCTTTTGATGAGAATGAAGAGAGTAAGATAGAAATCATAAAGCACCCTGATGAAGCTACGCAATGGATACGCAATCTCTTTAACAACAACATAACACTCACCGCCTTTGATTATGAAACGACTGGATTAAAGCCACAACGCACAGAACAAAAAATAAAGACGTGTTCTATTAGTTATGGACCAGATCATGCTGCTGCGTTTCCTATGTTTATGGACGACTTTGAATTTGTTGACGTTTTAACACATTATTTATCTACTCCACGAATTAAGAAAATCTGTGCGAACATGAAATACGAGAGAGATTGGACGCACGTAAAAGTAGGAGTTCCTCTAAACGGTCTTTTCTATGACACAACAATCGGCGCACATTTTGTAGATAACAGAAAAGGAATTACAAGTCTTGATTATCAAAATTATGCTTATTTTGGAATCCCTCCATATGATCGTCATTTAAAAAAGCTCTTAAAAAATAGTAAGGGTGGAAATGATTTAAATGATGCTGACGAAATCGATTTAAAAGAACTTTTGATCTACAACGGTATGGACTCGATGACAGAGTTTAGACTCGGACTTGTTCAAATGGATATTATCGGGATCGATTACTCACATTTATACGAGGGAAAATCTGGACTTGATTTCTGTCCGCAAGTTAAAGCAATTCGTAAAGAGCAAAGACCTGTCAAAACCAAAAGGAAAAAGAAGAAAAAATAATGCAATCAGTTCCTTATAATAAAGAAGGATATCAGTTATTGCATGACGGTGTTTTAGCATTGTCCGATATGCAGATGAACGGTATCCGAATCGATGTTGATTATTGCAAGCAAGTCTATAAAGAACTTGGGAAAAAGATCAAGCAAAAGAAACGTGATGTAGAAAATCATAAAGAAATCAAAGAATGGAGAAAGAAATATAAATCCAAATTTAATTTGGATTCAACTGATCAGATTGTTGATATCCTTTTCAATGAGTTTGGATATAAACCATTAAAATACACAGACAATGAAGAGAATCCAAGACCAGCAGCAGATCGTGAAGCTCTTGAAGCTCTTGGACTCTCGTTTACTGACGATCTTATTCAATATAGAAAACTGTCTAAAATAAAATCCACGTACATAAAAAATTTACTGTCTGAAACGTGTGATGGTTTCTTACATCCAATGTATAATCTAAACACTGCCCGCACTTTCAGATCCTCATCACAACTTCCAAACGCACAGAACATGCCTGTACGTGATCCAGAAGCAGGAAAATATGTTCGCAGAGCATTCATTGCACGAGAAAATTCGTATTTTATAGAAGGTGACTATGGTGGTGTGGAAATTAAGGGATCATCATGGTATCATCATGATCCTACCATGCTTGGTTATTTGAGAAATCCTGAAACTGCTGACATGCACGCAGATTTTATGTCCCAAATATTCAGGTTCAAGAATTATGATCTGCATACAAAAGGCGACAAACAGTTAAGAAAAGGCACTAAGAATGGTTTCACTTTTCCACAGTTTTATGGTGATTATTATAGAAATAATGCCGTGAGTCTTTGGAACTGGGCTGAATTAAAAGGCAGAAAAATAAAAGCAGATCAGGGTTTACAATTATCAAACGAAAAAACTGCTGGGCAGCATTTAATAGATCAAGGAATCAAGAACTACAAACAGTTTGAGAAGCATGTGCAGCAAGTAGAAAAACATATGTGGTATGAAAGTTTTCCAGTATATAGGAAATGGAAAGACACACAATATCAATGGTATATTAATCACGGCTATCTTACATCTTTAAGCGGTTTCACTTTTCAAGGGGTTATGACAAAAAATGATGCTGTGAACTATCCAATCCAATCTGCATGCTTTCATTGTTTACTTTGGAGTATCATCAGACTTAATTATCTGCTAAAGAAGTATAAAATGAAGGCTAAATTAATATCTCAAATTCACGACTCGATTATTGCTGATGTTCCAAAAGATGAACTTAATCCTTTTCTTGATCTTATGAAACAGGTCATGTGTCATGAGATAAAAGATCATTGGGATTTTATTATTACACCCTTGGAACTTGAAGTAGATTGTTCTGAATTAAATGGTAATTGGAACCAAACAAACACAATTCTTGAATACATTCATTGAAAGGAGGTGATCTATGATTGCTATCGTATATAGCGTTACGTTGTTTTTTAGTCTTGTCGCGTGGGGATTGTATTTGGAATCATTTTACTGAGGAGAAATAAATGAGGCTTAATTTTTGGAATTCAAGTCTGTCGCTGATTTGGGCTACTGCTGCATCATCATTTATGCTAACAGATGTTCAGTGGCCAGTCACTTTTGCTCTTTTTTATTCATTGTTTGCATTGCTTGTTTATCCGTTTGGAGATTAATTTATGTCCGCTAAAAGAAAAAGAAAGAAGATCGAAGAAGAAAAAGAAATACCAAACGAACTCGATCTTACAAAAAAATACAGACCAAAGAATATTGATGAATTTTTTGGAAATGCTCTTCTAAAGAAGAGTTTGAAACAAGTATTAAAGAAAAACAGCATTCCTCACGCAGTTCTATTTAGCGGACCCTTTGGAAGCGGAAAAACATCACTTGCGCGTATCTTTGCTTCGGAATTAAATTGCTCCCCATATGATCTCAAAGAAATTGATATCGCTGATTTTACGGGCATTGATCTTGTTCGTGAAATTAGAAGAAAAATGACAACAAAACCTTTCGGAGGCTCTTCAAAAGTTTATATCATGGATGAGTGTTTTCATTCCGATACAAAAATAAAAACACCATATGGAAATAAAAAAATAAAAGATTTTAAAGTAGGAGATTTAGTTTACTCTTTAAATGGAGTGGACAAAGTACAACATGTTTTTTGCAATAAAGTATCTCTTGATAGAATCGTAAAATTAAATTTTTCAAATGGCAATTATTTATTCACAACAAAAGAACATGTATTTTATACACAAAACGGAGAAGTAGAAGCAATAAATCTTACAAAAGATGACTTGATCTTGTCCTTCAATGATGATATGTTGCAAAACAAAACTTTTGCATTGGAGGACAAGAATGAAAAAATTACGAAGAATAAGAAAAAAATACTGTTTGGTTTGTGGAGAAAAATTAAAAAGACGAGAGAACGAAACAATCAAGAGATTCAAAAAAAGAAACACCTGCTCAAAAAGTTGTTCAGGAAAATTAAAAGCTTGGAAAATTGGACAAGGACTTTCAGAAAAAAGAAAATGTCCTGTTTGCGGAAAAATCTTCACGCGAAAAAAATCAAATCATGTGATTACTTGTTCAAAGATTTGTGGAAACAAATTAGCAGGGAAAACACGAACGGGACAAAATAGAAGCAAAGAAACAAGGCAAAGAATATCAGAAGCAGTTACAACAGCAAACAGACGTCCAAATTTACGCTTGCAAAATTCTTTGCGAATGAAGAAAAACAACCCTATGAACAATCCAAAAAGCATCAAAAAAGCAAGAGAAACAAAACGTATAAATGGTACATTGAACGTTTTCTTAGGTCAGAGGGGTGGAAATGGCAAATTGACTGTTCCTCAAAAAATCTTGTCTTCTGCTTTGGGATGGCAGCCAGAATACCCTATTCCTCTACGCGAAAAACGAGAGAAAGAATACCCAACAAATTACAAAGTAGACATTGGCAACCCAAAACTCAAAGTAGCTATAGAAATAGATGGAAAGGGGCACAACACAAAAAAACAGAAGAAAAAAGACAAAAAGAAAGAGGACAAACTAAAACAATTAGATTGGAAAGTATTGAGATTTACAAACAACGAAATAATGAACGACCTTTCAAAAGTATTATTGGAGATCAAGAAAGAAGTAAAGGATTTATAGAATTTTATGATCTGGAGGTTGAAAAGCATCCGTCATATTTTGCTGAAGATGTTGCTGTGCATAATTGTCATCGTCTGTCACCTCAAGGACAGGACGGACTACTCAAAGCACTTGAAGAGCCTCCTTCTCATGTCTATTTTTTTCTATGCACAACTGATCCAAAAAAGATTCTTGATACTGTGAAAAGCAGATGCGTTCAGTATCAAGTACAAACACTATCAGACAAACAGATTTACTCTCTGTTACAGTCTATAGCTGAAAATGAAGAAATAGAGCTTGAGAAAAAAGTTGCGCTGCAAATCGCAAGGGATTCACTTGGACATCCAAGAGATGCTATAAAGATTCTTGAAAAAATTATGCACTTGGAAACTGAAGACATGCTTGATGCTGCAAAACAAGAAGCAGAGAAGCGTGAGAGAGCAATTGCTTTGTGTAGGGCAATAATGGATGGACAAGATTGGAAAAAACTTGCTTCTATTTTAAAAGAATTGTCTGATGATCCAGAAGTCACCCGCCGTACAATACGATCATACTTTGCTTCCGTACTTTTAAACGGGGATGAGGGGGGTCAGATTGTTTTAAATGCTTTTAGCACCCCTTATTATAGTATTGATGCAAAGAATGAGCTTGTCAGAAACGCCTACGAAGCTTACGAAAAACTTAGAGAATAAAAAATTTTGTCTTCTTTCTGAATGCGAACGCTATATTAATAATTGAACTAAGCATTAGTATCTGATCACATATTTTAATAAAAGTGAGGAGGAGAAATTGGCTAGTAGGGCAACCAGAAGAGTATTGTTATCATTGGGCATGACAAAGGGCGTTTTGGAACTTATATCAGATTATTATAAGCATAAGAAACGTAATAAAACCGTCATGGAGTTAATAGATATCACAAATAAAAAAACTGACAGGGCTATACAGTTTTGGAAAGATCAACTCAGTTCTAAAGAAGTCCAAAAAATTCATGACAACTTTAAGCACATAGAAAATAATATTACTGGAAGATATCCTGATATTGTTGTTATGACCTCCCTAATATCTGGAACAGTCTCTGATGTACGGGATCATTTAAAAGGTGCAAAGCGTGTTGCGCTAAATGATCTACTTGTGTCAGTAAAAAGACTCAACAGACACTTCGACAGACACCTCGATAAATTTGAAATGTATGATCTCGCCAATAAAGCAATTAAGGAAATTAGTTTATGATCGAAGACATAGAGTTGGATAAACAGATTGATCCAGATCAGCTTGATGTTGAATGGCTCGATCAATCAAATCTGTTTTATAAATATTCATCCGCCTTGAATGAGGCAATCTCTAACCGAGAAGATAAAAAACTACTTGTTGAGCGCAAGAAAAAAGAATTGGATACATTAAAATCAGAACTGGAATTGGACATCAGAAGAGATCCCAATTCTTTTGAGTTGGACAAAGTAACTGAAAGTTCAGTGAAAGCAGCAATACTTGCAAGCGATGATCATAAAAAGCTTTTGGAGAAATACTTTGAAGCATGTGAAGAATACAACACAGCTCTTGAAGAAGTGAACATGCTTTTTACTTGTGTGAATACGATGCAGGAGAAAAAGACGGCACTTGAAAACTTGGTAAGGCTTCTTGGACAGCAGTATTTTTCAACTCCAGTTGTTCCAAGAGATTTACCTACAGAATATCAGCGTAGAAAACAAGAGAAGGAGAAAACACAAAAAACAGCCAAGGGTAAAATACGAAAAAGAATGCGAAAGGATGATGATGGAAGTTAATGTTTGGTATTTATTAGGATGGACTCTTTATGCAATAATAGTTGGTGGGATTGTCTTTCCTTTTATTGTTCGTATGACAACTTTGCAAATTTTAGAGGCTGTAAATGATAGCAAAATAAGCTATCTTACAAAGTTGGAGCGTATTTATAAAACTTCAGAAGGAGGAACTGATGGCCAAAGGTAAAGGCTCAATGAAGGACAGAGCAAAGAAGAAAGCGGAACGCAACATGAATAGGGGTGGAAGTTCTTATTTAAATCTTCCAGAAGGTACAGAACGATTTAAACCAAAAAAGGGTACATATAATTTAGACTTCTTGCCCTATCAAGTATCAGTCACAACACACCCTGAAGTTGATAAGGGAGAGCTTTGGTATCAACGTACATTCTTTGTTCATTACGGAATTGGTAATGATAGTAACGCTTTTATTTGTCCAAAAACAATAAAGAAACCCTGTCCAATTTGCGAACATGTAAAAGAATTGTTTAATAGTGATGATGACAACGACGTTGACCTCGCTAAAAACATCAAAGCAAAAGAACGGGAACTTTATAATATCATCAATCTTGATGATCAAGACAAAGGCGTTCAGCTTTTTGAATACAGTTATCATTTGTTTGGAAAAGCATTAGATGAAGAAATTAATGAGGGTGATGACGATCTTGGTGGTTTTGCGGAGCTTGAAAGTGGTAAGACAGTTTCAGTTTCATTCAGAAAAAAGAAATTTGGAAGTAATGAATTTTTTGAAACCCGAAAGATAGAATTTGATGATCGAGAGGATTACGAAGAGGACATTCTTGACGATGTTTTTGATTTGGATAGTTTAATGGTAATTCAGGATTACAAAACATTGCAAAAAGCATTGTACGATCTCGACGAAGAGGAAGAAGAGGAAGAGGAAGAGAAATCCTCTGATGATGAGGAAGAAGAAGAAAAACCAAAGAAGTCTTCGTCAAAAAAGAAGAACAAGAAATCAAGCAAGAAATCTTCCAAAAAATCCAAGAAAAAAGATGATGAGGATGAAGAAGATGATGATGAGGACGAGGAAGAAGAGAAGCCGAAGAAATCAAAATCTAAGAAATCGAGTAAGAAGTCTTCTTCCAAGAAAAACGATAAGAAAAAAGTTGCTGCAAATGAGTGTCCCTATGGACATACTTTTGGAGAAGATGTCGATGAATACGACGAGTGTGGCGACTGTGAAAAATGGGCTGATTGTCAGGAAGCAAGTGAATCAGATGATGAAAACGATGATGAATAGTTTATAGGGGGTGCGTCTCCTTCAGCGAGGGCGGTTCGTTAAGAGGACGTTTTATGCCGGGGTTTCAAACTCTCTCCCTGCTAAGATTTCGTGGGAGGGATAAGGGCGCGGTGAAGCTGGCGACGCTTCCGGAGACTAGGTACCAGCTACAGACGCAGACATCGGCAACCGAGCGACCTGGCAAGGAGACGCATTTTTATATGAAGATTGCACGAGATTAGTGAAAAAAATATAAATTTGGACGAGTACGTTTTGGAGGTTAGATAATGTATAAAATATCTTTGTTTTTACTTTTGGTTTCTGTTCTTACAATTGGATGTGCTGCGACACAAGAAAATGTTGTGAGGTTTTCAGAAGCAAACTGGAATAAGGTAGCGGAGAAAAAAGACGGCACAGTTATTCTTCGGCAGGATGTAACACACATGTTCAAAGTTGATGGTAAAAAATATAAGTATACTATTCCAACAGTAAATACCAAGACAACAAAAAAAGAAGAACAAAAGAAAGAGTCGGAGAAAAAATAAATGACCTCACGCCGAAAGAAGAAACGCTCTTCAAACAAAAGAGAAAATCCATACGACTCATTAATCCCAACAGGCAGCACACTTTTAAACTGCGCTCTTGCTGACAATCCTTTCGGTGGTTTTAGAAAAGGAAGAATAGTTAATCTCATAGGTGACAGTTCAGCCGGAAAGTGTGTAAAAAATGCATATGTGCTAAATTCAAACGGACTTTCAAAAATAGACAATATTGGGGAAGAAAAAGCTTTAGGACTTTCAGAATATGTGGATACTGTTGCAGTCGATAAAAGCACAAAAGAAACCACATCACATTTCTGGAAAGAAGAAGTACAAAAAACAATAAAAATAAAAACAAGACACGGATTTGAGATTGAAGGTACAGAATGCCATCCTATTATGGTTTATAATTTCATGTCTTTTGAATTTGAAATGAAAAAATTAAAAGATGTTGAAGTGGATGATATTGCTGTTATTGCAAAAGGAGTTCATCACTTCTCAAATAAAAAAACAAAAATACCAAAAGTAAAAATAGATACAACAAATGTAATAACAGCAAACCTTCCAAAATACATGGATAAAAATGTAGCTGAACTTATGGGCTATATTGTAGCTGACGGTTCTTTTATTGTAGGAGATAAGCCACGATCAATAGCCATTCCAAACACAAAACCATATGTTCAAGATAGAATTAATAAAATATGTTCTGTTTTTGGGCTGCATTTCAGTAAAATAAACACAATCAGCAGCGTCCATCTATCTGCTGTAATGATGTCTTTGTTCAATACAAAATCAAATATTACTGCAAGAAATAAATATGTTCCTGACTGTATTTTATCGGGAAGCAAGGAAATACAAGTGCATTTTTTAAAAGCATTGATTGATTGTGATGGATGGGCTTCTGATAGGGGTATTTCTTACTATACTTCTTCAAAAGAACTTTCAATGCAAGTTCAATTAATGCTTCTTAATCTAGGTATTCTGTCTTCCAGAAAAGAGAAAATTGGAGCCTTTGACGGAACAAATTATCATGATCATTCGTATTGGTCTGTGTCTATATACGGAGAAGACATAAATAAATATCTAGAAATCATAGGAAGTTTAAAATATGATCTTCCTAAAAAAAGTAGAAAACGCAAAAGTGATTATGATACTGTCCCCAATTTAGTTAATAAAATGAAAAAAGATATAAGATTAGCAAGAAGAAAAGTGGGATGGAAAAAAAATGGAATTTGTACAAAACATAAAAAAAGATTTCCCAGATTTAAATTTGGAGGCTGTTCAAACGCGTCGTGGGAGATGATTGAAAAATTCATAGTCTCTTTTTCTGATTTTCCAATAAACATGTCGTTTTATAAAAGTCTTTTAAATTCTGATTATCATTTTGATAAAATATTTCAGCGAGAAGAAAAAGAAGAAGAAACAATAGTGTATGACTTTCATATACCAGAAACCCATTTATTTTGGAGCAATGGATTTGTTAGTCACAACACAATCCTTGCACTCACATGTTTTGCTGAAGTCGCTCAGTTATCAGATTTTGATGATTATAAACTGATCTTTGATGATGCTGAGTGTGGTGAAGATTTTGATAAGGAAAAGCTTTTTGGAAAGAAACTTGTAAAACGTCTTGAAGCGCCAAGATATGATGAGAACAAAGAACCGATTAGCTCTGTCACTGTTCAAGATTTTCACATGCATATAAAAGATGCGCTAAAAGGGGACAAACCCTTTATTTATATCCTTGATTCATTTGATTCCGTTACTTCTGAAGAAGATCAAAAGCATATTGATGAGATGTACAAAGCATGGAAAAAAGATACTGCTTCTAAAGGAAGCTACGGAACTGCTAAAGCAAGAATAGCAAGTCAATTACTATCCGACATCAACATTGATATCAAGAAGACAAACTCTATAGTCATAATCATATCACAAACCAGAGATAATCTAAGTATGATGTCTTTCTCCAAGAAGACTCGAAGCGGTGGCAAAGCACTAAAGTTTTATTCATGGCATGAAATTTGGTTAGCTCTTGGAAAGAAAGAGAAATCAAAAGACACGATGATCGGTGTCAATTCAATGGCGAAAATTGAAAAGAATCGTCAGACAGGCAAACGCAGAGAAGCAACGTTTCCTATTTATTATGATTATGGAGTTGATGACATCAAATCCTGTGTCGCTTATCTCGATTCAATGGGTGTTTTAAAGAAGAAGAAAAACACGTACGAAGTTCCAGAACTCGATTTTGAGGGATCAAAACAAAAACTGGTTTCTCACATTGAGGATAATAATCTTGAAAATGAATTAAAAGAAATGGTCGGTGCATGTTGGAATGATTTTGAAGAAGAACTCAAACTGAAAAGGAAAAAGAAGTTTGAATAGATTCTGTCTTAATATAGGAAGTGGTAAAAGAATTTACGAACACTATCCTTCTGATGAGATCAAATGCATTAACTACGATATCCGAGAGACTATTGGTGTCAATGTGATAGGTGATGCAGAGAGACTTCCATTTATAAACAATACTTTTGAATATGTGCTTGCAAGCGATATTCTTGAACACTTTCCTATTTGTGCGGCAGAATCTTTGTTATATGAGTGGACAAGAGTATTAAAACCATTCTGCATCATTGAGATCAGAGTGCCAAATCTTCTTGATATTGCTTACAAGTATTTTACTGGAGAGTTACCAACTGAAAAAGTTGTAAAGAAACTGTATGGTGGGCAGGGATATAAAGAAAATTTTCATTACAATGGTTTTGACAAGCAGTTGCTGAAAAAGAAAGCAGCAAAAGTGGGATTAAAAGCAGCAAGCTATTCTGAAAAGGGCACAAATCTTATAATGTCTTTTTCTAATGGGAAAACATCATGAGAGTTGCATTGATAGACAGTAATTTTCTTTGCTATAGAGCGAAGTTGACTACAGGACATTTTGCTCACGAAGGAACAAGAACTGGCGTTGTATTTGGTTTTTTCAATCAGCTTATTAAAATAGCGGAGAAAATTGATCCTGATCAGTTTGTGTTCTTTTGGGATAGCAAACACAGTAAAAGAAAAGAGATTCTACCAACATACAAAGAAAAGCGCAGACAGAATCTAACCGAAGAAGAAGAACTTGAATGGAAAATTGCATTCGCTCAATTCACACAACTTCGTCGAAAAATACTTCCACAAATTGGATTCAATAATAACTTCCTTCAAAAAGGCTATGAATCTGATGATTTGTTAGCACAATATGTATTCTCCAAAAATTATGATGATCAAGAAAAATATATCATCACCGCAGATGATGATCTGCTTCAACTTCTCAATCATTGTAAGATTTATAATCCTGCAAAAGACGCTGTAACAACCGAAGAAAAATTTGAAAAAGAATATGGAATTAACCCAAAAAATTGGGGATTGGTAAAGCAAATAGCTGGTTGTTCCTCTGATAATGTGCCGGGGATTGAGAATGTTGGAGAAAAAACAGCTATAAAATATATACGTGGCGAACTCAAACGAACGCATAAAACGTATGAAAAGATAAAGAATAGCGAGGAGGTGATAGAGAGAAATAAGGAGCTTGTTGTGCTCCCGTTTAAAGGAACAAAAGAAGTAAGTCTTAAAAATGATGGATTTAAAATGGCTGAGTTTTTGAGACTGTGCAGACAGTTCGGAATGAACTCATTCAGACAGGAAGACAAGAAAGAAAAAATACGTTCATTATTCGAAAGGAGCTAATCAAAATGGCAAAGAAGAAGAAAGCAGCAGAAAAGGCGCCCGAGCCGGAATCTCCGTTGACTCAGAAATTTATTGACGAGATCAATGAGAAGATGGATGAAATGAAAGAGGATCTTGAGAAGTCCATTAAGGTTGCCGCGTCCGCTAAACGAGCACGTAAAGCATCAAGTGATCTGACCAAGATGTTCAAGGATTTTCGTAAGTATTCTGTTGAGCACTTTAAGAAGTAAGCAGTTCCCTCCGTCATCTAGTTTCTACTGATGACTGTTTGTTCCTGAAGCGGATGAAGGTGTTTGTTTTGAATCACTGACAAGCACCTTCATCCAATCATTAATCTAAGTCAAAGACTGTGGAAGAAAAATGATTTGTAACGATCAGAGATTTTTATCACTATCAACTTCCTTTATCATTCCATTTGAACCAAAGAATGTTAATCCATCATCTATTGATTTGTGTCTTGGAGAAATATACAGAATTCCTTTCACTGAAAACTGGTCAAGACCTTATCAAATCAGAGATGAAGGTTTAAAATTGAAAGCTGGACAATTCGTTCTAATGCATACATATGAGCGAATTAAAATGCCTAAGCATCACGCAGCATACATTTCTTTAAAATCAACAACAGCAAGAAAAGGAATTGAACATCTTAATGCGGGTTTTATTGATCCAGGATTTGAGGGACAAATAACTTTGGAGTTAATCAATCATTGGCCTTTTGAGCAAACACTATACAAATACGAACCAATTGTACAACTCGTATTGTTTGATGCTTATATACCTAAGAAAACCTATGACAAAACAGGACATTATCAAGGACAAATAGGAGCAACCCCTCCTTGGATGTGGGAGAAGAAATAAATGGCTAAAGGAAGCACTTTTGAACGTGAAATCTGTACTGAACTTTCATTATGGTGGAGCAACGGTAAAAGAGATGATATCTTCTGGCGGCATGACAGTGGTTCAAGAGCAAAAGGCAGATCACGAAAAGGAAAGAAAACTTTCGGAGCTTACGGAGATTTAAAAGCTACAGATCCAATAGGACTTCCTCTAACAAATATAACAACCATTGAAATGAAACGTGGATATAAGAACTGGTCTTTTCTTGATGTACTAGATCATCCTCCAAAACAATGGAATCAAGAACAAAGAACAAAGCAGATATTTGAAACGTTTGTTGAGCAGGTAGTTGAAGATGCAGAAACAGCAAACACCTATCCAGTAATCATTGCGAAGCGTGATAAACGACAAAAAATAATCGTCTTGCCCGAAGAATTATTTTGGTTGCTTGAAGATGTATTTGGAAGATATGAAGGATTTACAATCAGCATGACGACTTCTGAATATATCAAAAGAAATTTCATTGCATTGAATTTTGGTCTTTTTTTAAAATGGTGTAAACCCTCATACTTTATAAATTATAACAAGAAGAAAAGGCGTAAAAAATGAGTTGGATAATGACTTACACTGGAGAAAAATTTGATGTATTTAGTCCAAAGAAAGAACAAATACACCTGATTGACATTGCACACTCTCTTGCAAATCAGTGCCGATTCAATGGACATTGCAAACAATTCTATTCAATAGCTGAACACTCAGTTTATGTATCTTATTTTGCTGATGCTGAAGGATTAATGCATGATGCGGCAGAAGCATATATTGGAGATATAACAAGACCTATAAAACAATTTATCCGTATAAAGACATTTTTATTAGAACAAATTGAGCGTAATATTCTGGAAAAGGTATTTGAAAAATTCCGTTTGCAATGGCCTGTTTCAGAAGATGTGTGGGAATATGATACGAGATTGTGCTTAACCGAGGGAAATTTGCTTGGATTTGATACAAGTGAATGGGAGATGTCTCATGTAAAACCTCTGTGTATTAATTTTCTTCCTTGCTATGATCCAGAAAAAGCAAAAGAATTATTTTTAGCACGAGCACAAAATCTTGGTATCGGTCAGGATTAAAAATGGGTTTTGATGTACATAAAAAGAAAAAGAAGAGAAAACGCAAGAAAAAAACTGAAACTATTCAAGAAGCTCCAGAGTTTAAGCACATGATCTCAACCTCAACTGAGCTTCCTCCAGACACCCATGAAAAAATACTTGTGTGGGGTTCTATAATAGGTTGGAATATTCATGTTGCTTATGTAGCAAGACAACACGCAATTATGGATCCAAAAATGTATGACATTCAAAAAATCCAGTATTGGTATCCATTAAAGGAGATGTAAAACATGTCAACAAAAGGAACTCCAAAACGTGACGGCAGCGGCAAAGGACAACGATCAAATCAAGGTCGCGGGGGGTGCAAACCAACAAGAAGCAAAGGAAAAGGAAGTAATAGAAAATGAATGCAGAACCAAAAGAAACGCTGAAAAAAGAAATCGAAGATGCTTTTAAAAAGTATGAGGAAAAAACTGGAATTGATCTCCTAAAAAATCTTGATAGCATTTCTTTCATACGAAAAGGAGAAAGACTCTATAATCTTTATATGCACTACAAAAGAAATCATATGGTGTTGTAATGTTAAAAAGCATACATCTTGAAAATTTTCAGATTCACAAGGACAGTGGTTTTGAATTGTCTCCGGGAATAAATGTGTTCATAGGAGACAGTGATCAGGGCAAATCATCAATTGCACGAGCATTATATTGGTTATTTTTTAATCGCCCGTCAGGACAAGACTTTATTAAAGAAGGTGCTAAATCTTGTTCAGTCACAGCAAAAACAGACAATCATAAAATACAAAGAATCCGGAATAAAAAACGAAACAGCTACAAGATAGATAATTCTTTTTTTGATGCAACAAGAACAGATGTTCCACAAGAAGTGAAACAGATCGTACCTTTTAATTCCACAAACATTCAAATGCAGTTTGATCCTCCGTTCTTGTTAAGCCTCAACTCAAGCGATGTGGCAAAGAAACTAAACAATATGACGGGTCTGGATCAAATTGATTCGAGTTTAAAATACATTAATAGTGTAATCCGGAAACAATCAAGTGAAGAAAAACACTTGAATCAAGAAATCAAAACAAAAGACCAACAACTCAAAGTTTACGCACCTTTAAAAGAAGTTGAAGAACTGCACGCTCAGTATGAAAAACACCAGGAAGAGCTTGAAGCACTTGATAATAAGCTCAAAGAAATAGATACACTAATAGCAAAACTGGATTCAATGGTAACTCTGCTCAATATACAATCAAAAATAGACAATGTTGGTGAATTGTTTGAGAAGTTTGATGAAATTTTGATTGATGTTGATACAGAAAAAACAAAGCACAAAGAAATATCCAGAACAGAAAAAACACTTTCAAATATAAAATCCAAAATCGATGTCTACTCAAAAAATCAAAAACAGCTTGAAAAGTTGATGAATGATTTTGATAAAGAAGCTGTCTCGCTAAAGGATTTGAGGCTGGAGCAAGAAAAAATTGAAAAGACGATAGAGAGACTATCTAAAACAGAAAAGAAGCTCACAAAGACAAAGAAAGCGTTTGAAAAAATTGAACGTGATTTTGGAAAAATGAAAAGCAAACTTGAAGTTTGTCCTCTCTGCGAACGTCCCTTCGAAGAGTGTGAGGAGACAGCATGAAAATAGGCATTCTTGGCGACCTTCATATCCGTCACACAAATCCAATTAACAGATCGGATGATTACTATGGTGTTCAATTCCAAAAATTGACAGAAGCATTTTCATTATTTGAGAAAAAATGTGATGCTGTCATCCAGCCAGGAGACCTCTTCAATAATTATGGACGTGATCCATACTCCCTTCTATATGATGTGATGCTTTTCTTGGACAAATATGAGATTCCTATCTACACAATACCCGGGCAGCATGATGTAAAGTTTCATAATCTTGAAGTACGGGATGTTCCATTTCAAATACTTGTGACAGGTGGTTACATTCAAGAAATCAGTTCGAAAGGAACTCATATAGGTGGTAAAGTATTTTTGCACGGATTTGGTTGGAACGTGAAACTTTCTGATCCACGAAAATACGAAAGCAAATCATGTAATATTGCCGTGATGCATAAAATGATAATAAATGGAAAGAAACTCTGGCCAGGACAATCTGATTATGTTCAAGCAAGGAAGCTTCCAAAAAAATATAAGTACGATCTGTTTGTGTGCGGCGATAATCATAAAGGATTCACACGCGATAAAGTAATCAACTGCGGCAGCATTGGACGTATGAACATTGACCAAAAGAATCATAAACCTTTCTTCTGTATTTATGATACTGAAACGCAGGATATAGAAAAACATTATTATACAATTGCCGAATCAAAAGAAGTTTTAAAAGAGGAAGAAGTAAAAATACAAAAAGCAAGCGAAAAAAGAAAGAATGAGTTTGCTGAAGGATTAAAATCTGATTTTGAAGGAGAACTCGATTACAGACAGAACATAAACACAGTGCTCAAGAGCAAGAGAAGAGTAAAAAAACGAACAAAAGAACTCATTGAGGAGGCTTTGCTGAATGACTGACTTATTAGAAGAGTATCAAGAATTGAAAGATCGTTATGAAAAACTCAGGGATGAATTGAGTGAAGCCCGTGGACAATTTTCAAACGTAAAGCAAGACGCAAAAGAAAACTTCGGAACCTCTGATCAAAAACAACTCCAAGCATTAAACGAAAAAACACAAATGAAAATTACAAAGCTGGAGAACAAGATCGAAGAACTTTCGGAAAAAATTGGCAAAAAACTTGACGAGATTGAAAATGCAAAAAATGGAATTCAGTAAACGCATAGAAAGATTAAAAACTGAGCGTGAAGTTCTGCAAGAAGAACTGAGCAACTACCAAGAAAGACTTGATGAGTGCTTAAAGGAAAAGCAATCTGCGGAAGACGCGCGTTCGATATTCCAAGTAGCAGCAAAAAAGACTCAGAAGAGTCTTGAGTATCATTTCTCTGATCTTGTTACAAAAGCTTTTGAAACTGTGTTTGACGATCCCTATGAATTTGTAATGGATTTTGTTGAACGCAGAAATAAAACTGAGTGTGATCTCTGGTTTAAAAGCGGAAACAGATTACTTAAACCTAATTACGGAGTTGGTGGTGGTGTTGTTGATGTTGCGTCATTTGCTATACGAATGGCTTATTGGAGGCTTGAAAATGATGCTCCAATTCTTGTATTGGATGAGCCCTTCAAGAATCTCAGTAACAGAGAAAACAAACAATTATTATCAAGAGCAGTTGACATGCTGAAATTATTGTCCGAAGAGTTTGGTGTTCAAATGCTCATAAACACCCATATTCCAGAAATCACACAACAAGCTGATAAGGTTTTCGAAATAGAAAACGGGAGGGTGGTATGAAATGGATGAAAAAAACATTGACAAAATCGATGATCCAATTGAAAGGCAACGATTATATGATGAAGCAGCAGAAGAAAGATTTCAAAAATCTTTAACTTCAGAAGAAAAAAAAGAAAGACAAAAAAAGAAAACAACAAAATGCATGTGGGGCTGTGATGAAAAAGTTGTGTCCGTTGATATGTGCGCTACATGTAGAAACAAGCACTATAGCAAAACTCTTTTATGTGCTGATCCAACGTTCTTTAATCATGAAGAAATCATGGAATTGTACAAAGATGTTTTAAAATTTATGAAATTTATGGATCTTGAAAAAGGAGAAGCAGTGACATGGTTGATTTCTGAAGGTATTAATAGTTTCGAATCGCGCATGAAACGTAGAAGAAGAAAGAAAAAGAAATGAAAACTGTTACACAGCGTATAAGAGATCACTTATTATTAAACGCGGGTGTTATTGAGAAAAATAAAATTCCTGATCTGAATATTCTGAGAAAGACTGAGTGGAGTCCTCGTTTCGAAAGACTGATGAGGGATGGACTTTTACTTGGAGCTTTTAGATACGGTTTGCTCAATGCTTTGAGTAAAAAACAGTTTAATCGCATGAAAGACATAAGAGACAGATCGAAACTATATGAGCAAACTGGAAATACTGAGTATTTAGTTGATATGGCGAATATGTGTTTACTTGAATTCGAAGAGGGGTTACATCCTAATAAACACTTTCGTCGTACAGATGATGGATATCATACAGAGGAGAAAAGATGAAACAAATTCCTATGGCAAACAAAGAAGACAAAAAAGGTGGTTGGCGATATGGTTTTGAGTTTTTGAATGATATCGTGGCAGAAACATCATCTATGCAATATCCTGTCGGGTTTGAAGAAGTAGAGAGTGTTTTAGTTGCACTTGAAAAACATGGATTTATACAAGTATCTCCGAATCAAGAAATCATCGACAACATACACGAGGAAGAAGAAATGATTGATTTACACCCTGTTCTTATTAATGCCGTAGATATTCCAGACGCTTGGTTTCAATGCATTTATAATCTCTTGGAATACGGAAACAAGCACACAATTCAACAAGGTTCATTTGTTGGTCACACAAGACTTGAATTTGATTGGATCACTGTACAAATTCTTTT